AACTATTTATCCCAGTATGGGTGCCAGTTGAACTCACACTTTACTGGTAAGAACAAGTGGGACACATCTTTTGGTGTGGCATCTATGGCAACGCTCTTTGGCAATGCCCGTGATGGACGATTCCAAGATAACAACATCATCGAACTGCCTTCTAATGAAGGCTCCGAAGGTCTTAAGACTTTGGTTCAAGAGTTGATTACCTGGAAGCCAGACACTAAGAATCCTACCGACTGCGTTATGGCTCTCTGGTTTGCGGTAATCCGCATCCGAGAACTTATGCAACAGTCATCCAGAGTGGGACAGTACCAAACAAACCGATGGGCTACAAGGGCGCAGATGTCCACACGTGGTTCACTTAACCTCGACGAAGCCTTTGCTGAGCAATGGTCTCAAAACTATGGATAGGAAATAAAATGGCAAATGTAAGAAACTCAGCAGGTATCAATGACAAGGGTGGAAAGAATGTTAACCCTATTTATCAGGCTGTAAAATCTGTAACATCTTATGTTGGAAACGTTGCCCGTGAAGTTCGTGACATCCCTACAGCAATCGGCGCACCAAAAGAAATGCCAACATCTGAAAGAAAAACACAGACTATGCAAAATGAAGATGGAACAAAGTCTTCTTATACACAACGAGTTACAACAAGTAATAAGGCTTCTGGCATTAAGGCTCAGATTAAAGAAGCAGGTGCTGCTATTACATCTGGACAAAAGGGAACTTCTGTCGGACACCGTGCCGCTTCAGGAACAATTAAGCCTCGCGTTGGTCGCGGTGGAAGCCGAAACAACTAACCCCTCTTTAATTTCTTTTAATCTTTCCTTTTAATCGTTAGGACAACAATGGCATTATCAATGGAGCAGGTAGCAGCACGCGTACAATCGCTGCGCTATCGCAATCACGAACGCGATGCTCGCAACCTTGACGTTTTGGCTGTCCGTAAGGGAAAGATTGCCGAAGTTTATCCTGACTTCTTCCCAGATGGCGTTGATGCAAACGTAGTAGCAAACTTTATTGATATTGTCGCACGCGACCTATCTGAAGTAATGGCTCCACTTCCTGCAGTCAACTGTTCAGCAGCAAATGCTGTCAATGACCGTGCACGTAATTTTGCTGACAAGCGCACTCGCATTGCTGCTAACTATTTCCAACATTCTGATTTGGCTGTACAGATGTACTCAGGCGCTGACTGGTACATTACATTTGGTTTCGTCCCTTTCATCATTGAATTAGACGAAGAAAACAAACTGCCTCGCATCCGCGTAGAGAACCCAGTGGGGGCTTACCCCGAATTTGACCGCTACGGACGTTGTGTTGCATTTGCAAAACGATATATGATGACACTAGGCGAACTCGTTACTCAGTTCCCTGAATACGATTCAATGTTGCTCGGACCGCAAGGCTACCGTCAAGACTTGAATGGTCAGGTTGAGTTAATTCGCTATTACGACAAAGACCAGTCGATTATCTATATCCCATCAAAAGACAATCTAGTACTATCAAAGGCTTCAAATCCTATTGGTAAGATGATGGTAGTCATCGCACGTAAGCCATCTGTTGATGGTGAACTACGTGGACAATTTGATGACGTCCTTGGTATCCAATTGCTACGCAACCGCTTTGCGTTGCTTGCAATGGAAGCAGCAGAGAAGAGCGTTCAGGCTCCTATCGTTCTTCCACAGGATGTACAGGAACTACAGTTGGGCGGAGATGCGGTTATCCGTACATCCAACCCAGCGGGTGTAAAGCGTGTAGACCTCAACATCCCACAGGGTGCTTTCACAGAGCAGAACCTGCTCAATGCAGAACTTCGAGTTGGCTCACGTTATCCTGAATCACGTACAGGAAACATCAATGCATCAGTTGTAACGGGACAAGGTGTACAGGCTCTTATGGGAGCCTTTGATACCCAGGTTAAATCAGCGCAAGCAATCTTTGCTGCAGCACTTCGTGATGTAATTCAAATTTCTTTCTGTGTAGATGAAATGATTTTCCCAGAAGAGAAGACCATTCGTGGTGTCGACTCTGGTTCACCTTACGAGATTACGTACAAGCCAACTAAGGATATCAAGCAAGACTATTCTGCTGATGTTCGTTATGGAATGCTTGCTGGTCTTAACCCTGCACAGGGACTTATCTTTATGCTCCAGGCTTTAGGTGGCGGTCTTATCTCTAAGGATATGGCTATGCGTGAACTTCCATTCACAGTTAACGTCACACAAGAATTAGAAAAGATTGAAATTGAGAAGATGAGAGATTCCCTTCTTGGTTCCATTACTGCCTATACACAAGCCATCCCACAAATGGCTGCATCTGGCGGAGATGCCTCAGAGGTAGTTCGCAAAATTGCTGCGGTTATCAAGGCGCGTCAAAAAGGACAGGCTCTTGAGGATGCTATTGAAGCAACCTTCGCTCCTCAGCAACAAGTTCCTCCTGCTGGGGCAGCACCTATGGTTGAGCAACCGTCCCCTGCTCCCACCGCTTCTCCAGCAGGAGGCGCTCTTCCACCAGAGCAAGCCGCACCACCACAAGCACAGCCAGATATTCAATCAATTCTTTCAAGTCTAACTTCATCAGGAAAAACAAACGCACGAGTAGTAACCAAAGGTTAACAAAGTAGGGGACAATGACAACGCTAATTGGTATTGAATACGACGATAGTTGCGTCCTTGTGGCTGATAGCCGAACTACGGATGACAGTGGATACATCTACACTCATCCAAATGTAAAAAAGATTTCAGAAGCAAATGGTTACCTGATTGCAGGAAGTGGCGAGGTTCTTCCTTGCGACGTGGCACAGCATATATGGGAACCACCATCGCCAGCCAAGGCTGATAAAAAAGATTTATTTCATTTTATGATTACAAAGGCTATGCCTTCTCTTCGTAAATGTTTATCATCAAATGGTTTTAACTTTGATGAACCAAAGACAGAATCAAGATTTCAATTTCTTATCGCAGTATGCGGTGAGATATTTGATATTGACCACGAACTAGCAGTAAGTAAAAATATCAGCGGAGTTTATGCTGCAGGCTCAGGTGCGCCTTATGCACTAGGAGCACTGCACGCAGGTGCTGATGCATATGAGGCAATGGAAATTGCATCAAGACTTACAGCATTCACAGCAGGTCCTTACATATCTAAATCACAATTCAAACATTCTAAGTAGGAGTAACTATGGCAGGCAATCAGAATAGCGGCGGAATGCGCCCAACTGCTCCACAGAATAACCCTGCTAATGTCTCAGCAACAGGCGGAGCGGGTCAATCAGGTACTCAGGCTGCTAAATATATTCCAGGTCTTCCTTACGGACAAGGACAAGAGACTATGGCACAACAGATGTCTGCACCTATGGCTGGACCATCTAAACCTCCAGCATTAAACTTGCCTTCAATTACACCCTTAACTGCTCCAACAGAGCGCCCTAACGAACCAATGACACACGGTATGGACTTTGGTCCAGGTGCTGGCTCAGAGGCTCTTAATCTTCCACAAGAGCGACCTCTATCAGAGACCCTTGCTAATATGATTCAATACGATTCAACTGGAGATGTACAGGCTATCTACGACTTTGCTGTTTCAAGAGGTCTATAATTGAGCATAAGAAACCTAGGTCAATCTAACCCAGCAGTAGCAGGCGCTGCGCTACAGGCAAATGCAAGCGCTGAGGACATTGCTCGCCTTAACGCACTTGTAGAATTCCAAAAAATTCATACAAATCTTTCTGCTATGTCACAAAATGATGCTTATGCAAAATTTAAGTCATATAAGCCAGAGACACAACAGATTCTTTCTGAGTTATACCATCCTAAGTACACACAAGATGACAGGGGAATAATTTACAATACAGCACGTGGTGTTGTAAATATGGTTAAATCTGCAGTCTGGTATGGCGGCGGTTCAACTAAAGATATTTTTAAGCAAGTAATGAACTTGACTACAGGTCAGTTAGCAATTAATACCGCTAAAACAGTTGGTCAGTATGCTTTGACTCCAGTAGTTGCAGAAACTAACCCAGTTGGTCGCGCTCTTAATACCGCTCTTCGCCCAGCAACTAAATTAATTAAACAGCCTTATGAGGCTCAAGTTCTTTATGAAAATGCAACTGACAATAATTTTCTAAAAGACTGGCGCACAGTTGCAGATATGTATGGTCAAGGCATTACAGAATTGCTTCCTGGTGGAAAAGATATTAATACTAATTACCAAGGTGGCGGATGGAAGCAATATTGGGCACAGGCATCTGACCCTAAGGCTATCTTTGATACAACAGCCACTGCTAAATTTGAAAAAGATTTAGACCCAAATGTAGCAACTGTTGCAAAGATGCTTGCATCTGGAAAAGACCTAGTTGCTGAGTTTGATACATATAAGAATAATCCAGCACTTACTGGGCTTATTGCTAAATGGACTGGCGGAGACGCAGATACAACTGCAGCAATCGCAGATGCATTCTCACGTTATTCCAAGTCTAAAATATCTCCAGGACGCGACCTTGCTCGTGATTTAATTTCTGTTCTCCCGCACGAGTGGGAACAGGCTGTAATGGGTGATGGAAAGTCACGCTTGCTTTTCACAGCCATCTCTGGTCCAATTGACTTTGGCGTAACTTTTGGTCTTGACCCACTTATTCTTGCTGGCAAGGCT